TTTAATTGCAGCGATGTCATCATCACTCAGGGCGCACAACGCAACACCAGTAGCATCCTGTGTGAAGTGCAGCCCGGCACGACGACGACCACGAGGGGAAACCGACTTAATCCACAGGCCGTCAACAGGCCCTTCCAGTGGGCTGAGCGCGGTGGTCTCATCCTGTCCAGATTCATCACCGGCAGCCGTTACCGGCTGGGCAGGTTCGTTTGTGGTTTCTTTATCCTGCGCAGACTCTTCACCGCCAGCGGCATCCATTGCCGACTGACCAGGTTCGCTTGTGGTTTCTTTATCCTGCGCAGAATCGTCACTGGCAGCGGCAGCCGTTGCTGGCTGACCAGATTCATTCACAACTTCTTTATCCTGCACGGCATTAGCCGTTACCGTTGCTTCCTGCTTTGCAGCGGCCGCTTTTTTGGCGGCGGCCGTAGTTTGTTTTCCAGCCATAATGTTCTCCAGATTTAACCGGCGATTAAATTAACAACTACAAGGTCAGCCTGGCGGATTACTCCAGCCAGGGCACAACCATTACTTCCACTGCCTTGTAGTTAATGTTGCTGGCGCCAGCGGCATTATTTTCCGCTTCAATCACCGCCTTTGCGGCCGCACGGTTTGATGGGCCAACAACCAGCAGGTTAGGCATATTGCCCAGCGGACGACCCTTGTCAGACTTGAACGAAGACACCTTGGTATATGCCGCATTAAAGTTATCTGCATTCAGCACGGCCTTACTGCCAAACGCCTGCTGCCAGAAGGCAAATCCCCAGTTGCCGCGAGCATCAACCCCGTACAGGTATTCATCGCTCATGAATACACGGTCTGATGTGCCGGCATCTGTTTTAGCTTGCAGGCGATAATCTTTGCGGCGCTGGTAAATCAGCGGCTTCAGCGGGCGGCGCGTATCCAGCAGGAACCATGCAGGGCCAGAACCGGCTTGCATATTGCTGACCGAGGTCACGTTATCGCCTTCACCGACCGGGTGATCGGTGTCAAAAAAGTTCTGACCGTCGTAGCACGGGGTATCAAAACCCGCAGCCAATAACGCAAACACCATTTCATCTGGATGAGTAGCCGAGGCATAACCCATATCCTGAAACTTAGGTGTCAGGATGCCGTAGGTATCATCTTCGATACGCTCTGCCGGAATGCCTTCTGTGCCTTCGAATTTTTTATTCTTCAGCGAATAACCATGCGACTTCATGCGGTTGACCTGGCGATCACCAATCCACTCACGCAGACGGGAAAACTCACCCAGCCATTCATAGTCCTCGGTGGATGTTGTTGACGGCACCAGGGTTGCAATCTTCGGCCACAGCGCCGTGTACTGACCACGCCCCTGATTAAATGCCGTATTAACCGCGACGTATAATGCGCGCAGAGAATTTGGTGAAATATCCATAGCAATACCTTTTTAAATTCGGAATGTATTTAAACGGCCCGGCTACTTAAAAAAGTGAGTCAGGCAGCTGTTGTTACTGACCGGGCCTATACGCCCACCTGCACCCACACACCATCGGTGTCGACCTGCGTCACCTTGCCGGCTTTATTGCGCGCCCCGGTATTACTGTCAGACGAGACCTGAGCATCGGTGACGAAATAGCAATCCGAACCCACAGTGGCCACCGTAATGTCGCCGGCGTTGCCAAACTTATGTTCGCCAACAACCACTTCGGCACGTTGCTGACCAGCACTGCCATTGGTGTTATCAACATCCAGTGTTGACACCCCTGCCGAAATACCCGCACCGGCACCGGCCGTTACAACATTCAGATAACCGGCAACCAATACATAGGGCGTATTAGGGGTAACCGCTACGCCAGCGGCAATCGGGTAGGCGCGCTTGCGCCCATCGCGTTCTGCAATCGCACTCATACGCTCAGCTCCTGCTTAGATTTAAGGAATTCTTCTTTGCTCAGACCGGACGCCTTAAGTACCGCCATGTCTTCTGCTGTCAGCTCATTATCAGCAGGCGGTGGCGGTGGCGCGTTATGGGTCTGCGTCGATTTAAGCGCCGCAATAGGGGCTGCTTTATCCAGATATGCCTTCAGCGCCGCGATGTCTTTTTTGCCCAGCTCATTCGCCCAGGACTCCATTGACGGCAGCAGGCGGCCATCGGCTTTGGCGGTAGCGATCAGCGTGCTCAGTTCACCCGTTTGGGTTTCTGCTGACAGTGTTGCAAGGCGGGTTTGCAGATCGGTAACAACCTCAATCGGCACATAGCGCGTTGGGTCCGGGGTGGTAGTTGTTGCAGCGGGCGCAGCAGCCTTTAATGCAGCAACTTCAGTGGCAAGAGTGTCACTGGTAGCGGCTCGGTTAATTAATGCAGTAAGTGCGGCGGTGCAAACAGCCTGATCTGGCTCGGCACCGTCTTCTACCGTAATGCCAAGCATTTCCAGCATCGCTTTTAAAATAGGGTCCATAGTTGTCTCCTGATGGTGTAATCCGCCAGCCTTTAAACTGGCAAAAGGTTGCAGGCCATCCAGCCCTGGGTCGTTGGTTAAAGCGGCAGAGTGGATAAACAGAGGCTTGCCGGTAGCGGCGTCATAGGGAAATACAGCCGATAAAAACAGGTACTCTTTATCGTCAATGTATTGCTTGGCGCGGGGAGTCAGGTGCGGCTTAATCCACAGGCCGTCTTCGCGCCACTGCATATCACTGGCATACATACGACCTGCCGCTGGAGCGGGCTGGCCGTTTTTTTCCGCATTAAGGGTTTGATGCTCGTAATCAATAACCCGGCCGCTTTTAAATGTGGCGGTCAGCTCAATCAGATCGCGGGCGGTTTGCTCATCTAAAAACCACTGACCACCAGGAACATCCTGCGGGCGACCATCGGGTGCAGAAAAATGTCCGGCTGGTAATAACTGATACCAACCATCATGGGCGTCAGATAATTCAAAGCTGCAGGCGGCAATCGGAGTGCCCGCCGGAACCGATGACGGAACGGCAGCAGTAAGAACAGCGACAGTAATTTTTGAAAGCGGGTTCTGTGTTTTCATGCCCCCAGATTAAGAGGCATTGTCGGCGGGGTAATTTTGCTAGGGCAAAAATAAGCAGAGGTAAAACCTCTGCCTAGCGGGGGGAGGTTATTTTCTGGACAGGATGTTCATTATCTCACGGGTGTGATCAGCGGTATCGGTTAAGGCGCGACTGATTTGCGCCACCTGCACAATACCTATACCAGCAAGGGCCAGTGTTATTGCCGACCATAGCCCAGCCTTCCCCTGTACCGATAACACAACAATGCCAGCTAACACGACCATCCAACCCAATATGATCCCTAAGGTTGATACGATCTGACTGATACCGTAACGAGTGGTGAAAGGCCAGGTAGGTAAGTAATGTGGAGTGAAGCCTGCTGGCGTCGGCTCTGGTTCTGTTTCCTGATATGTACCTGTTTCCAGCGTCAGGCCAAAGTTCCGTCCCGACATTTCTATCGTTTGCAGCTCTCCGGCCCGGATAAATTCAAGCTGTATTTTATCATCGTCCTTTGCAGCGATGTCGGTTATGTCATAAATACGCTCCAGTTCAACGCCGTTGCCGCGCAGCAACACATCGTTTATGAGCAGCCCTGCCTGTTCTGCAATTGAGTCCGCCTTTATTTTTTGAATAAGTAATGCCATGTCTAACTCCCTTTTTGATTTAAGCAACACGCGGCCAGCATAGTAACCGGCAATCATTGGATTTATAAACGATTTAAGACGGTATTAAACCCTTTGTGCGGGCGATGACAGCCATTGCGGCTGCGCTCGTTCGTACAGGCCTGTTTATTCGGCGAGAAAATCGCGGATGATTTTTACAGCATCCTGCTGCTCTGATGCAGACAACCCTATAAAACGGCGACCTGGTATTTCAACGCCAGGAATCATACTGCGCGCCGATGTCTTACCACCAAAAAACAACATCGCTGCCTGCACTTTACCGCTGCCGATTAAAGCAAAGTCTTTGCCGTGATCGGTTTCGATCGATCCGGCCAGGCCGCCAGAAACCTGCAATATTTTTCCGGGCCAATGGTTTGATTCTGCACGCCACGGGATCGTGGTTTTATCGCTCAGCTTTTCCCAGGCTTTGCCGGTCGCCGGATCGGCTTCATCAATAAAGGCTCCCTCTGCGGCACTCTCCATGATCGCCGTAATCTCCAGCATGGCCGGAGACAGGTCGACGCTTTTATCCAGCATGCTGTTAATGGCCTGCAAAACATCATCATCGGCAACGCTTATGTTAATCGTGCTCATAATGCTCCCTGTAACAGCTGATACCGGCTGGCCCGCAGATCAGTGGTAGTCAGCCGGGCAATATCAGCAACAGCGTCAACACCCCTGTCAGCCTGTCCGGGTGCGGACGATACGGTTATCACAATGCGCTCTCCGTTATCGCCGGCAGATACATACAGCACCGTACTGGTCGTGGTATCCAGCAATACCGCTGCTGGCGCTGCAATAACCGCCGGCAGTGTGGCGTATTGCTCTGCCGTTAATGCATCGGTTATGCGGTCGGCGGTCATTGTCAGCAGTGGCGGCAGGTCAGTCAGCCCGCTGGCCGCCTGAATACCATCATCCATAAAGCCCAGCGCCTGCTTGCTGGTTGCTGGCAATTCACCCGCCTGTACGGCAGTGGTCCAGCGTCTGAATTCCTGCTGACGCAACGGGCTGTTGTTAAGGGTTTGTATCATCTGGCTGCGCAGGTCGGGGTCGGCAACCGCCCCCAGTTTTTGAGCAACCACCCGATCGGAACCGTAGGCCGCATCACCAGGATTGTATGACCAGCCTTTATCCGGCCGCATCACGGTGCCATCCGGTAATGTAACCTCTGCCTGAGTGGCCTGAAATACTTCACCGGTGCGCTCATCCATACCCACATCCGCCTGAAAGGTTCTGAGGATATCGGCGCTGTTTTCTACTGCCAGTCCCATACGCTCAACCTGGGCCGCTGTCAGCGCCCGCACCCGGCAGCGACAAAGCCAGCCATTGGGCGGATACAGGTATTGCCAGATCGGATCATCCCAACGAAATACCTTGCCGTTTAAAGCGCGGTGACTGGGGCGGGTAGCACCATCCAGCACCGCGATGTATTGCCAGTATGGGTGTGTTTTGGAAGCGGCCACCTGGCGGCGGTAGCGGCCCGCCATATAGGCCGTTTGGGTATTAACCCGGTAGATGGTTCTCAGCCGACGATCACTGCCTAGCTGAACCTTGCGCGCAACTCCGTTGCGATCAACCCACACTTGCTCGCCCCACCAACCCTTGGCCTGCAGCTTAGGCTTGAGCGCCTTAATAAAGTCCCGCTCGGTCAGCCCCTGGCTTATCGCGTCATCAACCGCACTGCGGATATCCTGCAGCAGATCCATACGCATGGCCTTGGCAACCGTAAAGGCACGGGCATGGGCTGACTCCAGCATTTCCTGCCAGCGATCGGTAACCTGGTAACCCTTGCTGCGGAAATAACTGACCGCGTCTTTTGGCTGCATACGAAAGACGGCCGACAGGCTGATGGTATCAGCCATTGACGTCACCGCTTAACTCGCCCCAGAGTTCAGAGACAAACAAAATACGCGTCAGCGTCTCCTCCAGCTGGGTGTCTGCCATATCCGGCCACAGCTCAGCCAGTCCGGCCTGCAGTTCTTCTGGCCCTTTTTCTGCCAACGCAAATACCGGAGTCAGTAGTTGCAGCACCTGGTCATTCAGCTGGCCTTCGGTCAGCGCGTTTAACGCATCATCCAGCGCTTGCTGATCATCCATTGGCGGCAGGCTTTTTAATACTGCAAAGCCAGGGCGCTGCCAGTTGGCGCGCAGCTGGGCCGGTGCCTGCAGCGGTGCCTGTGATGGCGAACGCAGAATCTCGTCACCTTCTTGCGGCACAGGAATTTGCGTTTCATCGTACAGCCATGAGCTTGGCACTTTAAAACCGTGCTGAATTAACGGCGGCAGGTTGGTGGCCAGATAGGCAAGGTCTGCCGGATCCTTGGTATTAAATTCAAATAAAGGCAGCCGGCGATTGCCGTTAAACGACTTACCGTTAAGCGCGTACAGCGGAAATACCAGATCACGGGTCAGCGTGGCGGCAATTTGTTTTAAGTCAGACTGGCGCAACTCTTTACGCACTTCGTTGTGTACATTACCCAGGGCGTTGGTGTTCGTACCTTCGCCGGTACCGGACGTTAATGTACCCCCAAGAACTGCCTTGCTCATTGAGCGCTCAGCCCAATCAATCATGGATTTAAACGGGCCTTCGGCACCTTTAGCCGCTTCTTTAAACTCGACATCCATACCCTTGGGAATAATACCCACGGCGTTATGGCCGATACTTGCCAGGGCACGCATCAGTGTGGATTTTTCTTTGTCGTTTGCGCCTGACGGGTAGCGCCCCAGCTTGACCGGCAGGCCATAAATTTCCAGAAACTCGGCCAGATCACGCAGGCTCAGGTTTTTAAATAAAAACGGCCAGGCAACCACCCGCGCCAGAGCCATACGGCCCAGGTATCCGCTTTTGGCCTTGTGGGTGTGCGAAATCCAACCGAAGGGCTGCAGCTCGGCACCATGATGGCTGCCATCCCGCAAGCGCAGCTGATTAAGGTTGTCAGGGTTCAGCTGAAACCAGCTGCCGGGGCGATACTCCACCGAGCGCGGAATATGCAGACCGTCGACAAATTCCCACTCCAACTCCTGATTGGAATAGCCTTTCAGAATGGCATCCGACATATCCGTAATAATGTCGTCCATATTGAGCATGTCGGTAATGATCTGCTCTATAAGTGCCGCATCGGCTTTTTCGGCAGCGCTGGCATCCCGTGGGGGCACAATTTGCCAATCCACACCCTGCAATGCCATTTTGCGTTTTTGCAGCTCGGCAAATAAGTGGGCGTCTTTTTCTTCCAGATCTTCTGCCAGCTGGCATTGAGCGATCAGGTTGCCTTGCTCGGCCTCTTGCATAATGGCCGCCAGCCGCGCCGGTGTAAGGCCGCGCGTAGGGTGTTCTGCCAGCTCTTTTGACAACATCCAGAACCGCGATTCTTCGGTCTGGCGCTGGGCGATATCCACGCGCGAAACCATACGCCCCATAAAGTCGGCAAGATTTTTTTGGAAAGGAATTTTCATATACGCCTCTTAAATACACCCGCGATCAAATACCAGATCGTCATCCAAATCGTTACCGTCCCAGCGGTTGGCTTTGATGTCTGGCATTTGTGTGAATTCGATACTGCCGCCGTCCATCCAGCTGGCACGGATCGCCATGACCAGAGCAATGGCAGAGTCGCCGTGGCGCTTGGCTTTATTGTCGGATGAGCCTTCGTCTTTGGTACGCCCTTTATCAATCAGCGGTATGCCATCCACTACATGGATCTGCAGCAGATCATCCAGGGTGGTTTGGTCGCGCGGGATCTCCAGATTAAATGCCTCAAACTCACCCTTCATTTTCGGCATCCACTCGGCGTACCAGCTGCGATTCAGCATAACGCTGTCAATCATATCCACGCCGTACTTCAGGCGGGCCTGCTCAGCCAGGTAGCCACCATTGCCGGTGGCATCAAACGCGGCAGCGGTAAAGCGCGGCAGGCGGCTCAGAATAAAAAACATAACCTGCTCCTGCTGGCCGTAGGTTACGTTCTTTAATTCCACCCGGAATGGCACACGCTTGCGCAGCTGGTTATCGACCGCCAGTGGCGTAAAAACGGTTAAGTCGCCTTTTCGGGCAAAGTCTTCCCCGAAGTAGTGGCAGTGGTCGACATTCAAAGCATCCAGCAGCGGGCGCAGGTGCAACATACACCAGGTGTCCACTTCCGCTTCGCGCTGCGGCTCTGTCCATTCTTCAAAGTTGCCAGGGGCCTCAAAACGCAGTATTGGCGATGACCGGTCAGCAACCATGGCCGCCTCAATCAATACCCGTGACAGATAATTACCACCGGATTTTTTCGGTATGCAGCCGTATTCTTCATCGGCCGATTCTTTGTTGGGGGCATTTTTATACAGGCCATCACGCCATGCTTTTTCGGCCTCTGGTGACCAGTCTTTACCGGTGACATAACAGATGCGCTTATACAAACCATCGGCCAGCGCATCATCCAGCGTAATGCGATGCACGCTGTAATTTTTACGGCCTTCGCGCGCATCCGTAATGTATTGGTTAAATAAATTGTCGACGCTGTTATGCGTGCTGATCAGTCGTACTTTATTGCCCCACATGGTTAATGCCAGGGCCGCCTTCAGCAGCTCTTCCAGCGACTCATGGAAGGCGGCCTCATCAATAACCACATCACCCTGCAGACCCCGCAGGTTGCTGGGGCGGGA